TCGAAGCTGCTTGTCTGCTGCGTTATTCAGGATAAGCAAGATGTTGCGAAGCCCTGTGCCAGCCTCTGCGCCTTTAATCTCGCCCTGAGCCAGAGCCTGTACCGCACCGTTGAACTGCTCGAACGATACACCAGCCTGAGCAGCTACTACACCCGCGTTTTGCAGAACCTGAACCGTCTGCTCGATCTCGCTCGACCCTTCTTTTGCGCCGGCAGCAAGAACGTTGATGACTCGGCTGGCCTCTTCTGCGCCAAGTTGAAACTGGTTTAGGGTTGCGGTTAGCGCTGTCGCCGCTTGAGGAAGCGATACGCCAGCAGCCTCAGCGAGAACGACGGCCTCCTGAGTAACGGCCTTGAGAGAGTCAGCAGACTTAAGAAGGTCTGGAGCCGCACCGCCAATCAGCTTCATAGCCTCGGCAGCCTGCGTGGCACTGAGAGATGTCGATCCGCCAATGTCGATGGCAGCCTGTCTGAACTCGGCAAGATCCTTGCCTACTGCGCCTGTCAATGCGGAAAGATTGGAGATTGTTGCGTTGAACTGCATCGTCACATTGATTGCTTTCTGAAACTCAGCAGCAACGGCAGAAATGGTCATCACGCCAGCAATGGCAGAGGCAAGTTTTGAGAATCCGCCACCGAGCGCGGTCGCCGACGCATCGGTGTTGTCCATTGTCTTTTGTAGCTTGCCCATCTCCCTGTCAACATTGCTTGTTGAGTTTATTACTCCAGCAGTATCAACGTCCACCCGGTATTCGATGGATCCTGCGTCAATAGTCATTTTTTCACCTGATTTGCTCGCAGCTTGTTGATTTCAGCAAGACGACTCATTGCGGCCTTATGCTTCTCTAGGTTCGGTGCTTTGCTTTGTGGCTCGCCATACTTTGCCTTCATTGCCCCGCTGAACTCTGTCATGGTCAGATTCCAGGCTGCATCTGTAGGCATGCCAAGGTGCGCAACGGCCATAGATACGAAGTCACGGGCGTTGAACTCGGTCATGTAGTCGCCTGAGCCGTTCGCCTTTCCTGTGACTGGTAGCGCTCCGACAACGCCATGCTTAAGCAGTGATCGCGCAATCGGGATCATGTTTTCGCTTGGCATTGCGCCAGGAATGAATGAACCCCACTTGCTTCCCATACTGCCAATTAGGGGTGTGATGTCGTCGTTACTGCATGCCAGCATCACGTCATAGGCGATACACAGCAGGTCACGCTCATAGGCCCGCAGTGATTCGACAGGCCAGATAGGGTTCACCTTTGGAGAGCTATGCAGTGCAGCGAACATGCCGACGATCTCGGCAGGCGTTCCGAGTGAGTCAATAGCCGCGAACGACGGGCGAAAGAAATATCCGCGCTCCCCGACGTAAATGCCGATCTCGCCGATTGATGTGATTGGCTTGCGCATTTTTTAGCCCGCAAAAAAGATTATCTATTTTAGCATTTTGCGCTTGACGGATAATGCTTACGGGTCTAATGTCTATTTCAAGGAAGCCAGAACGGCAACCACAAAGGAGAGACGACCATGCTTTGGCTCTTACTGCTTATCCTGATCTAATGAAAAAGCCCCAATTAAGGGGCTTTTTTGTTTGCGTCAGATTAGACGGTGACTTCAACCACGCAGGTGTCAGTCTTCGTCGGATCGGCAACGCTGGTAGCTGTGATGGTCACGGTGCCAGCAGCTACGCCAGTAACCACGCCAAGAGGAGACACGGTTGCGGTTGCTGGTGTTGCCGAACTCCAGGTTACGCTCTGGCTTGCAAGCATTGGCGCGACTACAGCGACGAGGTTGGTCGTGTTGCCGATGTCGATGGTTGCGGTGCCTGGGGACACAGTTACAGAGACAACCGGAACTGGAGTCAGCTCGATGGTCACTGGATTGATCGCAGCAGAACCGGTATTGGTAACGCTGGCGGTCATGTCGAACGCGCCTACGTCATCGTAAGGGCTGGAGCGGTTGAACGCAGTGATAACCACATAGCCGTAAATTGTGATGTCTGGATAGGTCAGACGCAGCCAGCAGGTAGGCTGCTTCTCATTCCAGTAGTGCATGTACAGCGCGGTCTGGTTCTGAGTGGTGCCGTCATCCAGTGCCGAGATACCATCCAGCGAAATCTCGCCAGTCTTGTAGGTAATCAGGGTAGATCGCACTTGACCGGCAGATGAATCAGAAGTGGTGTCTACGGTATCAGCGGACGAATTGAACTCTTTACCACGCAGCGAGCCAATCGGCGCATAGTCGAGAGTGGTTGGGTCGATGTTGCCGCATGAGATATTGAATTCAACGGTTACATCAGTGCCGACATGGTTCGGCTGTACGCAGTTCATTGGCATTTGTGCCGACTCCAGAAGGATAGATGTTTTTGCAGGTGGTAGTTTAACATATCAGCTCGAAATTAATTTCCACCCATGGGCGGTTGGTCTCGGTGTAATACGGACCTTGCATACTGCCGAGCGGACGAATCTTCATGATGCAGCCAGTTTTATAATGCTCAACCGCCGCATCAAATAGAGTTTGCGCGAATAGTTCGGTTGCTTCGGTATCGCCAAGAGCGCGTCCGTTTGCGCGACCGGTAATGATAACCCGGACGCTGGCGTATTGGATCGGCCCATTAGGTGTTCGGCCGCCCATAGACCATACAGCTACGAACTTCTTGGTGGAGTTATTCGTCTCTTCCCACATCCCGCGACTCATTGAATAGCCGGTGGTGGTAACGTAAGTCTCAAGCCAGTCGCGAAATAGGTTGATAGGTGCGTGATTCATAAGAGCATATGCCTTTTCATTGTGTCTTGAATGGCCGCTCTACCTTCTGCGTCCTCGAATGCCTTGCGCAAGAATTCAGGCTCACCGTCTTTGTCCCATACGTTTCCTCGCGACGGGTTAGAGGATGAGCGTGGCGTATCGGTGCCAAGAAGAGTGCCCGGCGCATCATGAACGGCTGCGGCGTAAGCAGCGGTGTACCCAAGCATTCCGCTTACTTTTCCTTTTACTGCCTCGATCTTTCGATACTGGCTGTTGATGAGATTGCTGGTGTCAATAGGAGTCATGGTTGCAGCGAACCCGGCAGCCGTGATAAGCACCTCAGTCAGCGCTTTCTCGGTAAGCGGTCCATTGATATTTCCGAATACCTTCTTGAGCTGCTGCCTAACCTCTTTCAGTCCCTTAACTGGCATAAATAATACTCGTCATGGTTAACTTGAAATACTGATCATTGGAACTATTGACTGAGGAAATCTGACTGGCGTACCGAACGAGGATGGCAAGACTCCAGATGAAACAGTATAAAGATATCCGTCCTGGGCCGACTCAAATGGAGATGCGCTATCTCCACCATACAACTCAACCATTCTACTGAAATCTATTGCAGAGTGTCGCAATTCTGGATTAGAAGCCGCACCACTACACACCACGGCTGGGTAATACAATCCAGAATCCAGCGTTATAGAGACATTCGCGATCTTGATTCCAGTAGTGCTTGCGCTAACATTTGCGGATACCAGTAATGAGCCTGGAAGGTCATCAGATCCAGAACGATACAGCCCAATTGACGCAACGCAAGACGCGCTAGCAGCAGTAACCTCAATAGCCAGCTTGGTGATCGTCGTGCGCCTAGATATGCGAATTGGTGGCGCAGCTACGACTAGACCTTGAGAAACGCCGCCAGTAGGGCCTGCGCTTGCTCCAATTGATGTGTACCATCTTCCGGGCTGATGCATTGATGCTGGTGGTGATAGGTATCCATTGCTAGTTAGAAATCTGCCCTTGTTTTCTAGAACAAATCGAGGGTCTAGGTATTCTGCTTTTATTTCTCCGGCCCATGTAGCTGATGAGCTGGCGTCCGGCAAGTGTTCAAGCACTACCTTTGATACCGCTCCAGACGAGTCAGAATCCGCTTCTAATACGTGAGTGTTGCTGTAGATTGTTCCTGCAAGAGTTCCGTCCTTGATGCCGTAGCGAGACTCTCTAAAATACGTCTGCGCGACCTGCCCGCCACCATTTAGCTCAACTCGGATAAAATCAGCGATCCCGTGCGAGACGCCAAGCAAGCTGCCTAGTGATGTGTCTATAAAATACTCGGAATATTTTAGAGCCACTACCGCACCAGTAGTATCTGAGGATGGCTTCCATGTCCCAATTGTCTTTGAGAATAGACCGATATCAGAAAAAAGAATAGGCGGATTTACTTGCGAAACCTGTAGATCTGGAGCGGATGGTAGATATGAGATGCGTGTCGATATTGATTCTATGCTTGACACGACATCGCTTAGGCTGTCTTGTGCTAATGCAGCAGATTCAGATGCAGACAGTACAGCCGCATCTAAACTCTCAAGCCCTGCAATTACCTGGCCAATCTGAGCGATAACAGGATCACCATGATAGGCGGACGACTCAATCATGAGCAATTCATTGAGGCTTGAGATTACAGTTTCATCCGTGATCGTAATCATGCCTATATCGCGCATTCCGAGAGCGCCGGAAGCTTGAACTCTATAGCGACCATTAGGGCAGCTAAAAGAATACTCGCCATTAACCCCTGTAACGATCACCGACTGGATTGACTGTAGAACTTGCGCGGAAGTTATTGCCGCAATCAAGCGCACAGATGTACTTGCAAGTGGCTCGCCATTTGGCGATAAGAGGATGCCGCTTAAAATCATGTCGATGCTCGTAATTAATTATGCGGTTTCTAGGTCGTATTCATCGTCGTAGCCAAGCGCTCTCATTCCGTGAATTGCTTTTTTGCGAATTTCGCTAGCGCCTGCCTCGTCCCAACTGATTCCACTGGTGTCGCCAAGCGCAATACGGTCAAGGTATTCAGGGCGCTCATCTCCAGTGTAGTAGATGTCCCGCGTCACGAACTCTGCACCTTCCTTATCTCGTGACTGTCTCGACACGCCCTCATAGCCACAAAGGATGGTGTACGGGGTTCCGTAAGTAACAGCTCCGCCCCAATCGCCTTCTGCGAGCCTTGGATAGACGGTTGCGGTGTCGATCATGTACCACGCGGACATGAAGGCCATTATGCGATCCCCATGCCGATGACTATCCCAGCCATAAACACTAGAAGCATGATGAACGCCGCGCCAATCAATGGGATTGGCATGTCTCGATGAACAGAGTCAGGAGAACCGCCAACCATCTCGACTTCTGGCCGTTTGGCGTTTTTATTTGGCATAGGTCTTTCTTCGTCAAGATCGAAGAATCTGTAGCCTGATGGAGTCCAGTCTAATCGCATCATCAGCAACACTTCCCGCCAGTTGATACCCATAGGCCTGCGCTAGGTCCAGGCATTGCTGGCACGACGGAATCAGTGCAGCCGGAGGTGTCTAGCAGCGCAAGGGAATTCAGGATGCCACGATATTTGTCGTCTAGGTCCTTGTAGCGGAACGACTGGCTTGCACCAGACGGAGCCGTCTGCGAACTAATAAAGCGATCAGTGTTCACCGTGGAATAGAGGCCAAGCAGGTACAGGTAGATTTGCATCTGCACCTCTGGAGGGTATCCAGCGCCATCAAGACATGGCTGAATTATGGCGATGGTGTCCAGCCATAACTGAATCAAAAAATCGGGAGGTACCGGTACGCCGATGTATGCGAAGTACGCCTTAATGTCATCGATACTGGGCATTTTCGCCACCTGAAATTAATTTAACCCATTTTAGCATTTTTGCTTGACGCGGATTCGAAGCGGGGCTAGTCTCTGTTTACCGAAACGAAATATCTTCGGTCCCAGCAGCTACCCTGGGTCAACAAGGGTAGTCCGGAAGCGCGAAGCAAGCCGGATCCTCCTAAGGCAGCGAGGACTAAAGGAAAAGCCTCAGGTCTAGCCCGCCGAGTACAAAGAAAGGGCTAACGAAACGAACCAAGAGAGCAGCCAACATGACCAGACAAGAATTTAACCAAGCGATCGAAGCGGTAATGGCCAACTACGCCAAGCACGCCAACGTGGCAAAGGTTCTGGCTTCTGGCGTTCATAACGCAACCTGCTTCGAAGACCTCTGCGAAATCGCTACCTACAACTGCGGCGAATTTGGCGATACCGCTGAGTGCGTTAAATGTTTCGAAAACAGCCTTGAATCGATGTTGTCAGCATGAGCACTTACAAGCACTGCCGTCATTGCGACGGAAAAGGCTTTGAGCCATCCGATAACTTCAGGATTTGCCATCGATGCTTAGGCGCGGGCGGCAAGTGCCAACCCCTTCCACCTCAAGCCCATTAACTGGGGCTTTGCCAGTACCGGATACCGGTAATTTTCCCGCCGAATGATAGTAGGCAAAACTTTAGAGGATATGTCCATGTAAACTCGATAGATAGATGGGCGCTGATCATGACCTATCACAACTGACTAGAAAAAGCCCTCAATCACGAGGGCTTTTTTACGACTACTACTTAAGCGGCAAATCAAGCCCGCCCTCATACATCTCAAGCCTAGCCCAAACGTTCTGAGAGCCAGTGTGACGGCTTTCAATCTCAAGCAGGTATGCAGTGTTAGGCTCGTCTAGAATTCGGTTGCTGCCGAACTGGATTGGCGTAGAGCCGCGACTTTGAGTGCTATTTGGGCCAATGCCGACGATATCAGCGCCGCACTGAGTGCCTTTGTTCGTTAGCGTGAACCCAACCAGCAATTGAGCTTCTGGCTGAGTACCGCTGTATCGAGGATTCAGGTTGTACCAAGGATCTACGGTGCCGCCAGTGTAGATCGGAGCCTTGTAGATTCGGCCGATAACGCCAAGTTCGTCATACCCCAGCACGCGAGATTTCAGGTCTACAGGTTTTGTTCCTGTCCGGATAATCGAATAGGCGTTGTTAGCTGGGTTGCTGCTAGCGATTGAGATTAGCCGAGATGCCTCCCACTGCGCGCCTAGCTTCTTATTACACTCGTCATAGCTTTGAGTGGTCATTGCACGCAGGCCAGAGAACGCCCCTGGTGGCATGCCAAAGCCAGAGTCGAAGCCGCGCCAGATTACCAGTCGCGCAGTTGCAGCGTTAGTGCTTGCCAGAGATACGCGCAGACGAGCGCACGGACCATCAAACGACCACTGCCCAAGAGACGATTGATATACAGCCTTGAAGTTCTCGCCAGTAAGTGTCGGGCTAATGCTGATCGTCGCAGCACCGGTCGGCGTAATCTCCGTGCCGCCAGCGTTGTAATACTGGATCGTCGCCAGGCCTGAGTCGTAATCTAGACTCATCGTCCCCGTTTCGAGACTGCCGCGTGGGATTTCGTAGATCATTGCCATTAGTCTGGTGCTCGTGCAGATTTAATCTTTATTTTATCATGCGGATTGGCGTTGTTTTTATTCAAGTAGCCTAGCATTCGACGTGTTATACTGATTAAAATGGAGAGTCTAGTTATGGCGGAAAGAAAGACAACTGAACAGTTCATTGCAGGAGCCAAGGCTATTCATGGTGATAGGTACGATTATTCTTTGGTGATTTACACAAGGGCGATAAATAAGGTTGAGATTTTGTGTCGCGAGCACGGCTCGTTCATGCAGTCACCAAATAAGCACCTGTCATCCGCTCAAGGGTGCAAACTATGTGGTGCCGCATCCCAAGGATCTAAGAAAACAATAGGATCAGAAATAATGATTGCCAGGGCGCGGGCAAAGCATGGTGACAGATTCGAATATGACATAGCGTCATATGGGCTAACTAATACACCGATGCGCATAAGATGCCGTATTCATGGATGGTTTTCTCAGAGTCCAGAGGCGCACATCATCAGCCGCCTAGGGTGCAAGAAATGCTCTCATATACAGCTTGGCCTTGACAGGGCGCATGACACAGCTAAATTCATTGAGAAGTCAAAGGTCGTGCATGGCGAGATATATTCGTACGCCAACACAGACTACAAAAGGTGCGGTGATCGAGTGGTTATCACATGCAAAGAACATGGTGATTTCAGGCAGATACCGGCAAATCATTTAAACGGGTACGGGTGTCCGACCTGCGCAAAGAATGGATTTGATGTTAATTCCGGAGCGCATCTATATGTTCTAGAGTCTGAATGCAAGTCCATGATCAAGGTTGGCATAACAAGGGATATTGGTAGGCGAATGACTTTCCTGTCTAGATGCACGCCATTCGATTTCAGCCTGATCACCCATTACTCCGGAAACGGCAGGGACATAAAGGATGACGAAAATTTATTTCATTCTGAACTGATGAGCTGCGAGTTGAAAGGCTTCAATGGTTCCAGGGAGTGGTTTCGTTACGATCACGAAATAGTTGAGCGCATAAAAAAGAGAGCCGAAGCCCTCTTTTGATTTATTACTTTGGCGGCCTGCCTGGGCCGCGCTTTGGAGTAGCGACCTCAAGGGATAGTCCGCTACCGGCTACCTCAATGACTTTGTTGACTAGGGTTGCCGGCAACACCTCAAACTTGTGTCGTGACCCAACATCCTGCTCGACACCATCAACAAAATAGCCGCGTTCTGTAATCTGAAACTCTTTCATAATTCACCTAAATGAAAAGGGGCCACGAAGGCCCCTATTTTACATCTAGTCGTTAAGCGCCTTTTACAAACTGCGCTACGCCAGAATTGCCAGCCATATCCCTCTTGAACTGAGGGGCTACTGCGGTCATGATCTGGAAGCTGTACTCGTCGGTGAAGTTTTTACGTTCAATCGGCATGGTGGTAACAGGCATCGCAGTCAGGATCTCCAGAACTCGGCGCTCTTTCACAACGGCGAGGATTTCGTTTGCTGGAACAGCGGTGGACGGAACAATTGCAACGACACCAGGAATCGCCATCAGGCGAGCCAAGATGGTGTTCTGAGGCGCGGCGGTAACGTAGTCGTTAACCGATGCAGCGAACCAGTCGCCGTAGTTCAGGTAGATGGTAGCGCCACCGTAGAAGTTCTTGGCTTGAAGGCCGAGAAGAACGCGCTTGATCGCTTCAACCCACTGAGCACCGGTAGCGGTTACCAGATCCACGTTACCGAAGTTGCCGGTAGCGCGACTTGGTGCGGTACGGATACCGTAGATCTGGTTGCCGGCAACGTTGAACTTGGTATCGCCGTTAATTACCAGGTCTTCCAGCTTTTCAACGATAC